AGGTTAAGATTCCATATGAAACAGGTATGAATCCTTATAGTGGACTTGTTGATTTAGCAGAAGCAACAGGCTTGTTAACAAAGCAAGGCAACAGATTACGTTTCCTTACTAGCGACAATCAAGAGATACTACAGTTTCGTAAGGCCTGGGAACGAAACGAAGACGGATGTTTAGACAAGGTTATGCAAGACTTTAATAAAATTGAACAAGAGCTAAGTACTTCTGAAGAAGTAGCAGCAGAAGAATTAGATGAGCAACCAACTGAGTGAAAAGTTAGCACAGTATGATGTTTTATATATAGAAAAAGTAAAATACTTTTTAGAACAACCGATAAATCAACTGTATCGCAAACTTGTGACCCAAAAACGTGAATACTATGAACCAAACCAACGCATAGTGTTTGTAGATTCAGTGCCTACCATTGATACCAAACCATTTTATAACTATCTTAACCGTATTTTAAAACACCTTGATATTGATGATTGTTTTGTACACATTGAGAAGTGTGGTAATGAAACAGTTGCAAATCCTACAAACTTTGACATACCCGCGACTATATGTGCTGCTCCATGGATTAACTTAGAAATTAGGCAACAAGGAAATTTAACTCCTTGTTGCATTTATAACATTGATCACATTGATAACGTTCCAAATGTTAAGGATGTATCAGTTAAGGATATAGACTATACTGATCTCAGACAACAATTATTAGATGGTGAGCAACCAATAGGTTGCAACCAATGTTGGAATAACGAAAAGAACAATGTAAAAAGTAAGAGACAGAATGATGCTTATGTATATAGAGATAAAATTTTTGATATAGATTACAACGATACTAAAACTAGTAAGTTAGCTAGTTTAGATATAAAAATTAACAAAACATGTAATCTCAGTTGTCGAATGTGTAGTCCAAACTGGAGTAGCAAATGGGCAAATGAAGTAGCTCGTAATAAAGAATCGTATCCGCAGTTTTCGTCGTTACCACTGGTCAAGCATGAGTGGACTGACACAAACGGTTCAAAGGTCTGGAAAGATCTTGAAGAAATTACTAGTGATTTAGCATACATAACCTTTTCAGGAGGGGAACCTTTACTTGACAAAACACACTCTAGCATGTTACAATACTTTATAAACAAACAAAGAAGCAGTTATATATCGCTACATTACAATACCAATGCTACAATATTTGCATCAAATTTAATACCATTATGGAGTAGTTTTAAACAAGTTGAGTTAAGTTTTAGCATAGATAACACAGGAAAAAAGTTTGAGTATGAAAGATACGGAGAAAGTTGGAAAACAATAGTAGATACAATTAAAAAATATAAAAATGTAAGAGAAGCAGTCATAAACTTAAATGTATGGAGTACAGTAACAACACTTAATATACTAGACACCTATACATTATTTCAGTTTTGTAAAGATCATGAATTGCCAATACTGTTTAATCCATTACATGAACCTAGACAACTGAACATTTGCTTGTTCAACAAAAAGCAAAAGAAATATATAACTAATAAATTATTGAACATTCAAGATGATGAATTTCAAAAGATAATAGGGCCAATTATGTCATTGATGAATAACGCAACAATATCAACCGACACTACAGACATGGTTGATTATTTGAGTATCACAGATCAAATAAGAAAACAAGACTATAAACAAACATATAAAGAATTAACAGGTATATTATAAGTACACCACACAAGTAAAATAGGAGACAAGTTTTGTCATTGGACTTAGCCGCATTGGTTTGGAAAGAAACACGTCAATTCATGCACGATACAGGTGACATCAGAGAAGCTGCTAATCACGTAGTTGAAGCTCTCATGACATCAAATTCAGCTGAAGAGATTAGAGAAGCATTTAAATTTGATGGTGCCATAAAGTTAGCAGTAGGCGCTTATCTCGGAGAACATGATGAAGATGATTTTGAAGAAGATGAGCGTGATGAATTACTTGACCAGTATGACGATGATGGTGAATTCAACTACGATGATTACTAATGTGGTACAGTAAAGTCACAAATAATCTTGCTGAGATTCCTGGTTTTATTACTCATTATGAACATGAGTTAGAAATAGCCAAGAGTGAGTGCAAGGTTGGAGGTATTGTTGAAAAGAACATCAAAGCCTTACCAGGACTCACTGAACATCGTTTCAATCAACTGCAAGAAATAGAAGCAGTACTAAACTTTTTGAACATAAAACTTAGACAAATAAGACGCAAACACTTTCAAAAATATCTAGAAGGATATGCTCGTGCATTAACCAGCCGTGATGCAGAAAAATATGTTGATGGCGAAGACGAAGTAATAGACTTTGAAACTCTTATCAACGAAGTTGCATTACTACGTAACAAATATCTTGGTATTATGAAAGGTCTAGACACTAAACAATGGCAACTTGGACATATTGTTAGATTACGTACTGCTGGAATGGAAGATGTCCAAGTATGACGCCAGATCGTATTAGTATCAAAGATCAAATTATTTGGTACAACATATGGATACAACATGAGTTTGATCGTTTATATTCGCGTCAGGTAAAAAAATACTGGCGTGAACTTTTCATTGAAGATTTAGAACGTGCTAATCTCACTATCGACGAACTCAAACAATACTGTATTATAGTTAACCCAAATTGGGAAGGTCATAATGCACAAGACATTGAACCCTTTAGGTTAATGTTAACTGAACTTGGTTTCCCAATGAAGCAGTTTGGTGTGCTTTTTAGTTGTTACGAGAATATAGAGAGTTTGCCATATCCTGCTGAATGTAATACACTTAGACTTATATACAATGCTCATTGGCATCCAATATTGCTCAAACAAAATATACCTTGGCAAGATCTTAAAATGGATAGAAGTTTACTGGTTCTAATGCGAAGGGCTAGCGAAAGTCGTTGTAAATTAGCAAAAAAGATACTTGATAAATTTGATAGAAAAGACTTAAGGATTACACTAGGTACATTTCCAAAAACTATTCCAGACGAATGGCGAGAATTGGTAAATCCGTATGCTTATCCACTTTATGTCGGCGACGATCGTGCAAGTAACGAAGAACAACATAATCCTAGTCACAATTTGTTTTATACTGCTCCATTTCAAATGGTTGTGGAAACCAGTAATGAAACTGACAGGTTGTCATGGAGAAGTATTTTTGTTACAGAAAAAAGTTTCAAAGTATTTGCCTGGCATCAATTTCCAATTTGGTATGCAGTATCTGGTCTAGTAGGAAAAATACGTGATATGGGCTTTGATTTATTTGATGACTTGATTGACCATAGTTATGATAATCTAATAGATCCATTGGCAAGAATGGATAGAGTAGTGGCTGAAGCATATAGATTTAGTAATCACGATACAGTTGCACTCAGGCAAACACATTGGAGTAGATTAGAATCTAATGCAGGTCTAGTAAAACAGATAACTAAAACTGCGTACTCGGTGCAAAAAACAAAAACTGAAAAATTACAAAATGAATTACTCAAGTTTCTCAAGCCAGCAGATTGCGTTTGATCACAGTAAAAAACACATATTAGATTTATTCTATGAATATGATGATTTCATGGAAAGCATTGGACGTGTGGTTGATCTAGGTTGCAATACTGAAGCAATGAATTTACAATGGTTTGCCAATGCTACAACACGTGATGAACAAGCAATGCCTTTGAACATCAAATGCATAGGCGTTAACAATATTGACAGACTGCATGTGAAACATAAAAGCATAAGTTTTCAAAAAGGTTCCCCTGAATTATTTTCTGAAACAAAGAAAAAATTCGATATACTTTTTTGTCATGACACATTACAATTTGTATTAGATCCGTATAAAGCACTTAAAAACTGGTGGCACATTGCAAATCAAGATGCCATGTTGGTAATTGCAGTGCCGCAGACAACTAATGTAGAGTTTAACACTCTTGAATACAATTTTAAAAATAATCACAAATATCATTATACCTTACCAATGTTAATCTATATGTTGGCAGTTAATGGTTGGGATTGCAACAGTGGATTTTTTAAAAAAGATATAAATGATCCTTGGATATTTGCAATTGTGTACAGAAGCAACACAGAGCCGATGGACCCTAATACAACCAACCTATATCAACTAGCAGAGGAAACCAATCTACTTCCTGAATCGGCCCTAAGAAGTCTAACAAAATATGAGAGTATACGACAACAAGATTTACTACTACCATGGTTAGATAAGAACCTAATAAACATGAGCCAACAATGATAGAAGATTTTGACTACGACAGAGCAGACTATCCAACTAAAAAAGTTGCAGATGTATTTCCGTTTGAACTTAGTGAAAACCTAGGACACACATGGATTATTGATGTTGATGGTACTATTGCAGAAGTTAACCAGCCGCCGTATGAGAATGATAAACTTTTACCTGGTGTAAAAGAAATGTGGGCACAGATACCCAAAGATGATATGATAGTGATAATGACTGCTCGTGAAGAATCTGCTAAGGAAAAAACTTTAAAATTTATTAGAGACAACGGATTGCGTTATGATATAGCAATATTTGGTATACATCACGGCGAACGCATTGTAGTAAACGACAACAAGCCAGGCGGACTACAAACTGCTATTGCATGGAATGTAAAAAGAAACAAAGGTTACAATTAAGTAGGTATATAATGATAGACACCGAAATGACACGTACTCAAAAACAAAAAATGGAACGTATCTTTATACTTGATGATGAAATCAAGTTTGCAGAAAGTTGTCTACGTCCTAGTGCAACAGGTCATATACACACTGCAATCAGTTGGATGAAAATGCGTAAGGAAGAATTAATCAAAGAGGTAAACAATGGTTGAATTACCAAAACGAGTTAATAATAAAAAAAATCCAGAAGATAATAAACCTTACAACGAAGCCGAAGGGAAACCTTTGGTACAAACCATAGTTTTGGTTACTGGTGGTTTTGATCCATTACACAGTGGTCACATTTCCTATTTGCAACAGGCTAAAGCAATGGGAGATTTTTTGATTGTAGGTGTAAACAGTGATGCCTGGTTAAAACGTAAGAAAGGCAGATTCTTCATGCCACTTGACGAACGTGGAACAATTATCAGTCAACTTCTAATGGTAGACAAAGTTGTAGGATTTGAAGATGATTACGATGAAGATGATAGTTGCGTTAAATTTATAAAGGATATGCGTGAGTATAATCCTGAAGCAAAAATAGTTTTTGCCAATGGCGGTGATAGGAAACCAGGAACAACACTAGAAGAAAAGGCTGGACTAAAAAATGTTAGCTTTGCATTTGGAGTTGGCGGTACAGACAAGAAAAACAGTAGCAGTTGGATACTCAAAGATTGGGAGGCTCCTCGAGTCGAAAGAGATTGGGGTCATTATAGGGAACTTTATAAAGGCGAAGGTTTTGCCGTAAAAGAACTTGTTATAAATCCACACAGCAGCCTAAGTATGCAACGTCACAAACACAGAAGTGAAACATGGAATCTTGTAAGCGGTAAAGCACATGTACTAACTAGCAACAGAACTAAACCAGATGATCCTTCACGTCAAGATCTTTCACCACCTAATCCAGTTGATATCCCTGTAAATGTTTGGCACAAAGGTGTAAATGATAGCGACCAACCTGCACATATAGTAGAAGTGTGGAAAGGCATTGACCTCACCGAAGATGATATAGAAAGATTTGACTAATGCTAACAGTTTATATAGGTTGGGACAGCAGAGAACCTATTGCGGCAGATGTATGCAAGTATAGTATACTTGAGCATGCAAGCATACCAGTTGATATTGTTATGCTGAAACAAAATGAATTACGCAAACGTGGTTGGTACTGGAGAGAAGTTGATAAACTTGCAAGTACTGAATTTACTTTCACAAGATTTCTTGTTCCAGAACTAAACAATTTTAAAGGCACTGCTATCTTTATGGATAGTGATATGGTGTTGACCACTGATATTGCAGAACTTATCTCTGAAGTTGATCCAACCAAAGCAGTAAGTTGTGTACAACATGACTACACTCCCCCAGAAGGTGTAAAAATGGATGGTCAGCGACAACTTGCCTATCCACGCAAAAACTGGAGTTCAATGGTTGTATGGAACTGTGGTCATAAAGCCAACAGAAAAATCACCAAAGAACTAGTTAACGATCCAGAAATCACTGGTGCATACTTGCACAGATTCAGTTGGCTAGCAGATAAACACATTGGATCTCTTGGCCCACAATGGAATTGGTTAGTTGGGTGGTATGTAGAAGGCAGGGACGGTGCACCAAATTTGTTACACTATACCGAAGGTGGTCCTTGGTTTCCTAACCATGAGAATTGTGCATATGCTGATGTATGGAATAAATATCACCAAGGTTTCAAAAATTCTTTGTTAGTAGGTAAAGCAGAGATTGTAGACATAAATTTGTCAAAAGATCTACAAAGCAGTCTTATTTCATTATTAGATCAAGCGAAAGATCCTTACAGTATCTATAAAAAAACAAATAAAAAAGAAGCCATTGAAAGACTATTAGATGCTTTTGATAAACCAGAGATAGTAGGAGTAGTAGATGCCGGACTTGTTGAGGAGGATCAAGTGATAAAACCACCAAAAAAAGATGCAATACTGGATAATTTTATAACAGGAGCAAACGGAGTATTTGCAGGTAGTAAAAATCTCGAAAGCATACCAACTAGCACGCCTATTGTTGTTCGCGGGATTGCCAAAAAAAGAATAATTCAAAAAGCAACCGCTGATGGTAGGGACTTTTACTATATCGATACAGGGTACTTTGGCAATCAAAAAACCAAGCTATATCATCGATGTGTAAAAAACAGTTTGCAATTTAATGTTCCACTTTGGAAAGATTGTCCTGATGATAGATTCAAACGAACGAACACAGAAATACACTCACACACACCTGGAGAAAGTATACTACTGTGTCCACCAAGTCAAAAAGCTCTGAACTTTTGGAATGTGGATTTGCAAGAATGGCTCACCTCCACAGTAAAAGAAATAAAAAAATATACACAGCGTCCAATTGTGATACGTGAAAAGCAAAATCGTAATATACGCACAAATGAAGATACTATGGAAATGGCTCTATCACGTGATGTACATTGTCTAGTAACATACAACAGCATAGCCGCAGTTGAAGCATTAATCTACGGAAAACCTGTGTTCACAATGGGACCAAACGCAGCATTACCATTGGCAAATACAAACCTAAGCAGAATAAACAATCCCATGATGCCAACACGAGCTGCAGTCAGGCAACTTTGTTGTAACCTGGCATATGGCCAGTTTACTCCAAGAGAAATGGTAAACGGAACTGCATGGCGTATACTCAACGAGTTTTACGATAGAAAATGACCACCTGGGACTATGATGTAGTGGTCTATTTAGGATCACTACCAAGAATACAGAATCATAACATCAAAGTGCAAGTAATGCGAGCCTTTGCTGAAGGCGCAAAACGTTGTGGGGTAAAAGTATTAGTTGATGAAAATTTACGGAACAGACAGGTTTACAATAGTCGTCTAGCAGTTATACTCGGATGGGTAGGCATGAGTTACAGTGGTCCTCACATTTATTTTAGAGATTCTGTGATTCATCACCAGGACCTTACTGGCGGAAAAGTAATGAGTATAGACGGTAGTTGTTTTAAGTTTCATAGTACACATGGCAACATGTGGCTTCGTTACAGTCTTGATAATGTATTTTGGAATACTGGTAACTATGCAAATAAGAATAGTAAAGATAAACACTGGAACATGATCAAGCAAAGTCTTAATTTATCTGATTCTCCTTGGCATAACGGTGGCGAAAACATATTGATATGTTTGCAAAGAGACAATGGATGGAATGCAAAGGGTTTTGACCAGGAATTTTGGCTCAAAAAAACTATCAAATTTATACAAGGTCGCACAGACGAACCAATTAAAGTAAGGGCTCATCCTGGTGATTTAAACCGTGATAGAACCAAAACCAAACACGATTGGAGTTGGGTAAATCAATATCAAAATGTTGAATTAATTGACAGTATCAATGTTACATTACACCAAAGCATGAAAACTGCAAGATGTGCAGTATACTACAATAGTTCAAGTAGTGTGCTAAGTGTGCTTAAAGGCATACCTACATTTGTTGCAGAGGAGAGTGCAGTTACCTGGGACGTTGCAAATCACAATCTAAAAACCATCATGCAACCTGCAATGCCTGATCGCACACAATGGTTTAATGATTTAGCACAAGCACATTGGTCATTGGAACAGAGTCGAAATGGCGACATCTATCGCCATTTTGAACAGTATCTACCAACCTAGGATACAATCGTTACGTACACGACCTAGTTCTCTAGCACCCCAACTTTTAAGCAGATCAACTGCACCGTATTGTGTTTCTTTGGTAATACCAGTATCTGTATGTAATTTTTGTTCTACTACTATTACTGGTTGATGATTACGGATGGTTTGCTCACCACCTTGTAGTATCTGCATTTCATAACCTTCACAATCAATTTTCATATAGTCAATTCTGTCAAACCATAGACTATCTAGTCTTTGCATTTTTACTTTGCCTATGCCAATGGTTGTTTTATCAATGTGTGAATGCCCTGTGTTGCCTTCTGTGATAATCATATCTATTGTGGTATCTTCGGTTCCGAGTGCAATTGGCCAAACTTCAATGTTTTCCATTGGTACATTTTTACGTAAACATTCTTGAAATTCTTCAACAGGTTCAATTGCTACAACTCTTGCAAAACGAGTAGCTAGGTCTCTGCTCCATAAACCAACATTTGCACCAATATCAACTGCGACACCAAAATCTTTAACAAAACCTAGACTTTTGTGTCTTACTGGTTCTTGATAGGTAGGAGGACCACCTTTTTTAATATTCTTGGCAATCATGTGTGCAAAATGTGTGTCTTGATCTGCAAACCACCATCCGTGTGCTTGGTACATTAGAACTTTACCTCATATCCTGCAACCAACCCTACATCATCTTCAGTGACTGCTGGTGCAACAAAAACATTCCCATAATTAACTTTTATCATTGGCGCAATGTCTATGCGTTTGTAACCATGTACTAAGCCGTATTCTATATCAAGTTGTTTGTATTTTGTACGTTTTCCAAAGTATATACCTGCACGTTTATCACTATTATGATACACGCCTGTAATATAGTTATTAGGCAATTGATACTGTGCATGAGGATGAAAATTATTGAAATTGTCATGCAAACCAATATGCGTGGTAAGTGCAATGCTGATAATGAGATTACTAAACACCTTTTACTGCTTTCCAGTATGGCAAATCTAGGTGCATTTTAACATCACGTGGCTCGCTATGTCCGAGGGTTTTTCTTTCACCCTTCATATGATCCATATATCTTCCAAGTTCACTGTTTACAAAAGGATGTCCTGCTAAACCTTTTAGATCTGGATCAGGGTTTAGATTATGAAAATAGGCACCTCGTTTGTCTCTGTAAAGTTTTCGTTGTACATCAAACAGATAACTATCATGCCATTCTGGATAGTCGAACATGGTATCATTTATATACATATTAGCAAAGTCTTGTACAAAGTCTTGACACATTGGGTGTGTTTTATTATAGCCTACCCATCCACATTCACTATGATACCTTTCACCTCTGCCAAGATGTGTAGTAAGACAATTTTTTGGTGAAATACTGTCAAGAAATGCCATGGTAATTGTACTGTGTGTAAGTGTATCAGCATCCAGCCATATAACCCATTCTGTTTCTATATTTTGAACTGCATGATGTATGCTGAATACTTTGTAACTGAAACGTAAACCTTGCCATTTGAAGTGTTTTTTTGGAGACCAACGCCCTTGATTGTGTGGGCCTTGCTGACCATTTGCTTCGGGATTGTCTTTGTGTCTAGCAAAAAATTGTTTACAGTGCTGGCTTGCCTCAAGAAGTTCAACTGTTCTAACATTTGGCTTGGTAATTTTAGGTTGACACTGTTCTGTGTACACAACCAGATCAACATCTGCTGGCCAATACTGTTCAAATGTACTAATCATGCGTTGACCATATTTATCGAGACCAGCTTGATGGAAAGTGGTAATTACTGTGTAACGTTTCATACGGGTATTTAACCTTTGATTAATAACATAGCATATTATCCTGAGCAGTGTGCTCTGAATAGCAAACCAATTATGGAAGCATTTTTAAACAGCTGTCGAGGTGCTGGTATAACACCTGTTGAAAACTCCCTCGACTGTGATGCTGTTGTAATATGGAGTATACTATGGA